GGCGTTAGATGACAGAACGCCGGGGACGTTCTCCCAGACCAGCCAGTTGGGGCGATATCGTTTAGCAATGGCAAGATAGGTAAGCATGAGGTTGCCACGAGGGTCATCCAATCCTTTTCTGAGTCCTGCGACTGAGAATGATTGGCAGGGAGTTCCTCCGACGAGAACATCGACATCTGAGACATTTGTCCACTCCTTAAATTTGGTCATGTCGCCAAGGTTTGGCGTATTTGGGTAATGATGTGCAAGCACTTCTGATGGGAATCTTTCGATCTCCGAATACGCTACTGCTTCCCAACCAAGGGGATGCCATGCTACTGTTGCCGCCTCAATACCACTGCAAAGTGAGAGATATTTCATGTTGTATTTTTTAGAGGAAAAAAAAGCCGAGGCTGTTACACCTCGGCGCGTACACACTACCAGTTAAAACATTTCGTCATCTTCAATGGCGGCAGCCATCGGCGTCTTAGCAGGCGTTGGAGCTGGTGCAGCAACAGGCTTTGGAGCTGGCGCGGGAGGCGCAGCCACTTGCGCGGTGTACTCTTCATCGCTCTGCCCCATGCCGGCAGGCTTGTCAATCCAACTCACAATGGTGAAGTTGGGAATGCGTGTCGTGCCTTTGCCGATCTTCTCCAACTTGCTGCCTGTGTACTCCAGCACAGGCAACTTGCCTGCATTGGCGGCACGCTGTGCGGCGCATTCGGTGTACATTTTTTCCAAGCCCATGTTAGGTCCTACCCCCGATGAACTCCACTCACAAGTTCCAATTTCCTTGTTGTAGAACGTGACGATAAAGCCGCGCTTATGGTCAGGTGTAGGCTGTGCGCCCTTGCGTCCCAACTCTGAGTCGGGTTGCCAGTCGCGTATGCCGACACCAAGTTGGAGCCAGCCTGTTTGCACAGCATCGATGTCAAACACGATTTTCTTCAATTGAATTTCAGCGCCAAGGTTGTTTGTCCAAGCATTTGCCTGTGGGCTGAATCGGATGTAGTTTCCATTACCGCCACCAGATGAGAGATTTAACATTTTGCGTTTTGCTTTCTAAAGTTTAGGGTTTGCATTATTGACTCAAGCTGCGATCTCTCGCAAGGGTGAGTCCACTTGATACCTTGGCCGTCAATGCGTCCAAGATAACTCTTTGTTCCTTTGGCAGCAGCTTTTCAGCCGCCGTAGGAGAAATTAGTTCAGTCTCAAATATCTGAGAGTCTGTAAGTCCTGCGTCAGTAAGAGCCTGACGCGCTGTTGTTGAGTCAATCCATTTGCGTGATGCGCGTTTGGGTTGGAGCTGCCAGCCAGGTATGACTTCGCCAGCCTCCATCTGCTTGGTGGCGTGTTCTCTGACTGCATCAATGAACTTCTCCACCAGCGGCGCTTTGTCCAGCAATGCAGTGATCTGTGCCGGTGTCAGTGTCAGCATCACATCTTTGATGTCTTCCTTTGACATGGTGGTGATGTCGGGTTGCGCCGCCACGATGTCGAATTGCTCTTTCTGTGCAGAGCAAATATGTTTAGCTGGACACCACTGGCAGGCAGATTCAGATGGCGCATAACGCGGTGCGTCACTAACAGCGTCATTGATGGCAGGCAGCAGAACCTCTGTCTCCCACACTCCCAACTCATCCACGCTCATGCTGTATTTGCGCTTCTCGCCATGGTGTGGCTGGATGATTTGGAACTCGACTTGCTTTGGCTTTTGGCTGTTGTGCATTAAAGCACCCAAGGCGTATATCTTCATCTGCTCAGAGTCAGCGTCAACATAACCACGCCCTGTTTTAAGGTCAGCAATGATCAGCTTGTCCTGAGATATGCCCACCACATCGGCAGTGCCTTGCAGCGAGAACTGTGGCGTTTGGTAGAGCTTAAAGAGCTGCTCCACCTTGACTGATCCAAGCTCATCCTGAATCGCCCATATTGCCTCCAAATGCTCCAAGGCAAAGGCGCAATTCTCTTCGGTCATGGTGATGCCCTCCACCACTTGGCCGACAAACTTCATGGGGTCGGTGTCAAGCTGAAAGCAAGTCTCGGCCAGCGCGTGAATGGCAGTGCCAATCTTGGCGGCCTCGCCACTCTCTTGGTAAGGCACAAGCGTTGACAGTCTGGCGCTTGCAGGGCAGGCGATCCAGCGGGACGCTGATGATGGTCTGAGTTTTAAGGGTTGTCTTGATGTTGCCATGAGTCTCTTTCTTGATGTGAGCTGTTGATTAAAAGTGTGTATGCGATCTGTCGGCATTCGTTGCTGACTGCGTGTCCAAGGTCTTCGGGGTCCAGCAGTCGCTTCAAGAAGACGATGTGCTGCTGATTCGCCTTGCGCGTCAGCTCCAACTGATTCGCCAAGTAGATGATGTGTTCACGCATGACGGCGCGTTCTTTGTCATCCATGGCGCAGTCCCCAACAAGCAATGAGAGCTGCATCGGCGCGGCCATCATCTTTCTTGCGCTTGAAGTAGTCCACGTTCCATGGAAAGAGTTCCATGGCACGCGCCCTTGCGCCGTCCTTGCCACCAGTCACGCCCATCGCCTTTTGCCATGTCTGTGGCGTGATCAGTGTGGCCTTGATTGACCTTGCGGCAATGACGCCCTCAATTGCACCAAGGCTGCGGCCAAAGCTGAATACGCTGGTGACGCCCTGTCCTGCCATTGCAAAGACCTTTTCTATATACGCCTCCTCAGGCTGAAAGTCATTGAGGATGGCGATCAGTTCGGGGATGCTGATCTGACGCTTGGCTTTGCCATTGCGGTCTAGCGTGACTGTGGGCATATCGATAACGCCGGTGAGAGTCTCGCCCTGCATCATGGCTATGGCGCCAGACAAGCCAACGTCAATGCCAATGATGCGGCGCGGTTTGAAGTTGGTGGTCATCATTTGACGGCGTCTTCCATGGCTTTGTTGAGGACTGTGAGGCGTGCTGACACCAAGGCATCAGCAGCTTGATCCAAGCGTATGACGCTGCCGTATAGTGGCTCTGTGGTCCCCGAAGACCAGCGGGATACTTGCGCCTGATCGATTTGCGCCACGCGGCATACGTCTGACATCTTGTAGCCAGCGGCCTCAACCTTGTGGCGTATTGCGTGTAGTGCTTCTTGTGAGATCGTTTTCATGAGTAGAATGTTAACCATGTTTTGTGAAGATGGTCAAGTTTAAGAGAAAAAAAGGGGATCAACTCACGCTGACCCCCTTAAAGGCAACTGGCGATGACCTTGAAAACACCGCCGATACTGAGTTTACAGGATTAATAGTTGACTACTTTGCAGGGTCTAAATAATAGTTGTTGACAAGTTCGTCATGTGTGATATGATTCATACATCAACAAAGCAATACAAGGAGTGCCAAATGAAATACAAACTTAATGTGAGCAGAGATGTAGACACCGATGAACCTGATGTCTTTATCTTGAATCTTCCAAAAGGCTGGCGTTTTGATGAGATTTTTTCTAATGATGACGCATCTCATGTCAGGGGTTATGACTCAATGAAAGAATTAAGAGATGACATAAAAACAAATGTCGTAGCTTGTCAGTGCAAGAGCTGTAAATAACCAAAGGAGACACTTCAAATGAACCACACCCAACACCCCTACATGGAGCAAGCCAGGCGCTTAGAGCGCCGCGCTGACTCTGCCCTTGACTTCCTCACCGCCATCGCCATCGGCGTTGGCCTCGCCCTTTTGATCACAGCATGGTGGACATCATGAGCAAAAAGATGCAAGACGAAATTGATGCCGAGGTGCTGCGCCTCTCACCCCCAAGAGAGACCGCCATTGGCGTGATGACGCAGGCCGAGATGGTCCAGCTCATCCGCAAGTCTGTAACTTGTGGCGCTGTCATTGGTTGGGCGCACGCTGAGAGGTTTACCCGCGAGCGTATGCAGCGCCAGCTTGATCAACTTGAGTACGAAATGAAGTGCATCCAAGAGCGACTCAAGGACGCTGAGATGGAACTACTGGCGGTGCAGAAATGAGAGGCGACTGGCGTCCCCCACAAGGCACAAAGATCACGCTCCCAAGCGCCTACGCCAAAGAGTTGAAGTATCCCAAGCCAACTGATGTGCAGGCCACTTGGCGGCGCTTTGGTTGGACACCGCCAAGTGAGGCCAAATTATGGAAACTGTCCTGATCTTCTTCATGATCGCCTTGTTTGGCGTTGCTGTGGTGATTGGAACGCTGTTTTGTTTTATTTGGTTTTTATTGCAATGCGAGGTTGACTGATGGTTAAAGAGAAGACAGAACAGGGACGCGCAGTCAATCTGCGCCTCACCCAATCCGAATACGCCGAGTATGTAAGGCTTGGCGGTGTGAAGTGGATGCGGATGTTCTTGCAAATGAGTGCAGGGATACAGAAAGAATTGAAAGAGGTGAAGAAATGACACAAGATGAAATCATTGAGATGGCTAAACAAGTTGGCATGGACTACATCGAATACATAAGCGAAGATTCAATGAAGCAAGTTAAAGCCTTTACCAAACTTGTAGCCGCCAAGGAAAGAGAAGCCTGTGCAAAAGAAATGGATGCTAGAGGCTACACGTCATCTGCTGATGTAATTCGAGCAAGGGGACAAGCATGACACAAGAAGCATTGAAGCATTTAAAAGCAATTACTGAGGCATTTGGTTCTGATGCCGGAATTGAGCTTGACCAAAAAGCATGGGCAAAGCTTCACGCCGCCATCAAACAAGCCTTGGCACAGACGCAAGAGCCTGTGGCGTGGTGGAATGACACAGGTACGCACATTGATTTAAATGTATCTGGCAGAGGCACACCCCTCTACACCACCCCACCACAGCGCACATGGGTAGGGCTGACGGATAAAGAGCTTATGGATATGTACAACGAACCACGCAGTGATGCCGAGATGATTGCATTTGGTCGTGAAGTTGAAGCCAAACTCAAGGAACTCAACACATGACACAAGCACAAAAAGTCTTTGAAGCAATGATGCGAGCCAAAGGCTATACCGACTTCAGCACCACAAAGGGTAGGTACACCAGCGGTGGAATTCAAACCCGATGGAATTATTTCCTACTTGGTTGGGAAATGAGAGGCGTGCAATGAACTGGAAAGAATTGACAGTCAGATACCTCAAGGACCTTGTCAAGACAAAATCAATCCGCGATGTCATCCTCAAAGAAATGAGAGAAGCGCAATTGCGTAAACTTGATGCTGAGTCCGCAGTTGAGTATGCCGTCTCAGTAGTCCAGTACAACGAAAAACGCATCAAACGATTAGAGGAACGATTGCAGCACCATGAGGATGAAGACCAATGAATGAGAAGAAGAACGCCTTTGACTGGAAAGATGGCACGCCATCAATTTGGAGTCGTGACAAAGAACTGAAAATGTTCTCCCAAGGCAGAGCATGGGGCATGGCGGCACAAGCCAAGATCGGCCTGCATGAGAAGAAACAAGTCACTGCCTACTCGCAAGCAAAGTCCAGCAAATGATTGAAACAATTCGCACCTTTACTGGCAAAGTAAAAGGCCAGCACCCTGAGAAGCAGACAAGCGTCTATCAGGGTAAGAGCTACCGCTGCACGCGCTGCGGTTTGATCTTCACCGACAAAGAAGAAGCAGAGCGCCACCTCAGACGCGAGCATCTCAACAAATGAAGTCTGTTCGGCTGCCGCGCATTGTCGATCTGCTCCAGCGCGTTGGATGCACAGCACCCGAGGTGGCCGCCAAGGTGTACTGCACAGAGAGGTCGGCGCAGATACTCATCAACAAGCTGCGCCAGCAAGGTGTCGTACACATACAGGAATGGCGTAGATCAGGCAATGTGCTGGTGGCCGTATACCGCCATGGGATTGGCACTGATGCCGTCAAGCCTGCACCTATGACGCCAGCAGAGAGACTCAAACGCTGGCGTTCCAAGGAGACACTAGACGATCACGCCTTTCGCATGGCGCGTGAGAGAGCAAAGAAGTGGAAGATTAAGCGTGACCCGCTGGTGGCTGCGTTTTATGGATCAGTCGAGTAGGCTAGACGTACTATTACGCTCAAGAATGGTCATGCTCTTTTCTTCGCCAGGGAATACTACAAAGTTGCGTGTTAGGTTTGAATGATAGGCTCTTTCTTGTTCCAATGCAGAAAGAATTTCTTTCATTCTGTCTTGATTACCTAAACCTGAATCAATGTCTTTCTTCAATATATCTATGCGGGTATCCAGCTGCGCTTGAGTCATGGATGATGCGCCTGGTCTTCTACTTAATTCATCAAAATATTTAACGCCAGGTATTCCTGCTTGCCGCAACCTTTCAACTATTTTTGGGTCTTTCAAATTAATTATTGATTGAGGTGACAAATTCCTCATACGAACTTTGTCGTTTAAAAAGTCATTTAGTTCAAACTGTTTAACACGCGACAATGGTGAATCACCACCAACAAGTGCTTTACGCATTTTTTCAATTAAGTTTCGTTGCTCTGCCATTGGCTTATCCCAATCAAGCATATTTGCAATCTTTTCGTCAGGTAAATCAACTTTGTATAGGTTTCCTGAGTCTCTTACCGAAACGCCAGCCGCATTCAAATCTTTTAAGGCTTTAACTGAGTCGTCAATAGACTGTGCGCCATACTTTTCAGAATAAAAACTTTGATTGGTTTTATTTGCTAAAAACCTCTCAGCGTTGCCCAACAAATCAGGTGCGCCTACATTAGCTTCTATTGCTTTCTGCAAAGGTTTTGGGAGTGCAGAAATATTTATAGAGCCTCCATCTCTCCCCATTAAGTTGACAGTATCTACCCCCGCAAGTTTGTAACTAGTCGCCACAGCAGGGTTTTCAGCCGTGTAGATGCCATACCCAAAGGTTTGCGCCCCCTCGCCAGTTCCAATCTTTGAGGCATCAAACTCGCCCAAAGGGTTGCGCTCAGTTGGCGGTAATGTGTGGGGTGTGCCGTGATAGACATCAAGAGGACTTCTAGTACCCTGCGCCATATCGCTTAACAATCCAGCGCCCATGCCGCCACGCTCCATCACTTGTGGCACAACGCGCTCTGCAAGTCTCTCACCAGCTCTGCCAACTTTCATTGCAGTTTGTTCTGCCAATCTTCCAGCAGGACCAACCATTGGCGCAACAGTCATCATTGCTTCAGCAGTCTCAGGCTTGAGCATTGGCACATTGGCGCGGTTGATGTTTGTCAAGTCCTCGCCATACGCCATGCGCTCAGTAGTCTTAGGTATGCCAGTTGATTCAAGCAGACCCGCCAAACCCTGCATCTGCTGAGTCCTGCGCGGGTCTTTCATGTACTCCAAGCCACCATACATGGCGTCAGCCAGCAAGCCTAAGAACTCATTGCGCGGTGTAGCGCGGATGTTGTCTGCCATGATTTATTGTCCTGCGAGGTTAGACCCGATTATTCCAGTTTGTCCACCGATATAACCACCAGCTCCAGCAGCGCGTGAACGTGCCTCGTTCATGCGGCGAATTGACTCGGACAAATCAATGAGTTTTTGCTGTTCGCGTGAGAGCAGGATACGCCCCATTTGGTTGCGTACTGCTTCAGGTGTTTGGACTCGGCCAAAGAGATTAGAGGCTGATGTCACCATGCCAGGCACGTTGCCGGTGGCAACCGCCTGCCCTGCCTGCATCACTGGTGCTACATCAAGATCAGCCATGCCAGCAGCGCGTGCCGCTGTCTGCGATCCACGGCCAGCAGACTCAAAACCTTTGAGTCGAGCTTCTCTAGCAACCGCTGCCGCGAACTCTCGGTAGTCCTTACCAAATATAGACTTGAGTCGCTCTTGCGTTGCTGGCTCTTTCCACATCTTCAGCAATGATGTTTGTCCAGCCTCTGTGCCTGTCTTTTGGCGTAGAGCCTGCAAAGCGCCAACGCTGAATGCAGCAAGCTCAGAATCAGTCAATCCGCGCAGTTCCTGCTGGAAGTTGACAATGTCACCAGTCATGGCTTTGCGGCCAAGCTCGGCTGCATCCATCATCTGTGATGGTCCTGCCCACTTCTCCATCGCCTGCGCGTAGGCAGACTTACCGCCAATCCTTGGTGATTTATCGCTCAATGTCTTGATCAACTCTTGGCGTACATCGTCATACGCATTGGCTTGCTGATTTGCGCCTGAACGCTTGAGGCTTTGCGCGGAGTCGTACAGAGACTGCTTCAGTGTGTCCAGCACATTCATTGGTACGCGCTGGCCTGCCTGCAATTTGGACAAGTCAATTGTCTGACCAGTCTTTGTGCGGTACAGCAATTCAGCAGCACTGTGAGATGACTCTGAACGCTTTAACAACTTCATCAAGCCATCATCAACTTGCACCACTGCTTGGTCAATGACGTTGTAGAAAGGACGCGACTCAAGTCGGCGCAACTCGCTGAAGTTGTCAATGCTCTGCTGGAACTGAGCGCCAGCAGTGCCTAAAGCCGTATCAGCGGCAGTCACAAGACGGCCTGCGCGTCCAGCTTGGCGCTCTCTGATGGCACGCTCTAGGGCTTGCTTTGTCTCGCCTGGCAGCGTTGCTATGGTGTCCAACAGTTGACGCATATTTGCGCCACCCACATCAGCAATGCGTGCCTCTGCACCGAGCTTGCCCATGCGAGCCTGCGACATTCCCAATGCGCTTTCAAGCAGATCGGGTGGTGTGTCGCGCAGTAAAGCCTCGGCCACCTTTTGCTGTGCATAGGTTTCAGCTCTTGCGGGTGACACTCTCGCAGCAATCTGACGGCCACCAGCGCCAAGCACCGACATAACTGGCTGAGATATTGGACCAACTACACCGCCAACTACACCGCCTCTTGCAACATCCTTGCTGATGTCGGCAATGGTTTCACCCTCGGATGTACCAAGACCGCCAACCATGCCATAGCCCAAGCCAGTAGCGCCGGCCTGCGCCATGCGCTGACCCATACCCATGACTTGGCCTGCCGCGGGAGCTTGCGTTAGATAGCGTTGAAACTGTGCCAGCCTTGGAGATATTGCCTCCATAGCAGGCGTCACAACGCCACGATTGATGGCTTGTCCAACCCTTGCTGGTGCGCCGATCGCCATAGTTGGTATGGTGGCCGCTACTTGCAATCCAGCGGATGTATATGGGTTTTCCTTGGTGTATGACTCAGCAGCGCCGCGAATGATGTCGCGTTGCTCTTGGTATGCCTGAGACAGTGGCACGCCCTCAGTGATCGCTCTTACTGGTGCAGCAACAGCGCCAGCAATCTCGTCATAGAAACCCATTGTCGGACCTTGCATGGCCGCCAAGAATCCTTTTTCCATCTGTGACTTTTGAGCGCCAGTCTCATAAGCAGGCGACTTACGCTCAGACAAGAACTTCAATATCTCCGATGGCGTGTAGTTGTTCTCAATGGCGGTCTTGATCTGAGTGTCTACGCCAGGCAGTGCTGACAGATAACCAATGATTTCATCATCTTGGTAGCCCTCTTTTCTGGCCATATCAATCTGCTTCTTTAACTCATCCATGATTGCGCCTTATCGTGTGAAGATGTCTGTCAGAGGTTTACGCTTGGCTGCGCCGCCAGGTGTACGAATAACTGATGGAATATTGGCAGGAGAACCAAGCGCCTTATCAAGATCAACGCCAGTGCTAGAACCAAAGTCGAGATACTCGCCACGCTTTTGGTTGTAAGCCTGTCCAGCAGCCGCGTACAACTCATTCGACAATTGCTTGAAGTCACTGCGTTGCGTAGGGGTGAGTTTGTTGCCTGATGCCCAATTGTCAAAATAGTATTTCAGCCTGTCCATACGGCCTGATGCCGCCATCGCAATGCCCAATTCAGACTCACGAACAACAGACCCAGGGTCTAGCAGCTTCATTACCTTAGTTGCACCAGCCACATCGCCAATTGGTGAACCTTGATCCAAGGCTGAAATCACCTGACCATATGCTGACTTCATGTCGTTGAAGTCTTTGTAGATAGGCTCTGACATGAATGTCTTCTTAGCCGACATCTTGTTTTCAAAACCCTTTTGACCAGTATCTACATTGACGTTGGTTGCGCCTGATCTTTTCAGCTTGACGATATTTTCAAGTGTCACCGGCACGCCAGCAGCATTGAGCAATTGCACTTCATTTGGCGCAGACTCAGGCTTGTCCAATTGACGCAAGTTGGTCAAAGTAACATCCATGTTCAATGCTTTGAGAATCCTGATCTTCTCAGGATCAGCCTCTGGCTTTTCAAGCAAACGCAAGTTTTCCAAAGTCGGCTTCATACCAAGCTCAGAAAGCAGTCTTGCTTTTTCTGTTGGCTGAGTCAGCTTCAGCATCTCAGGTATGCCCTTTTCGGCAGGCAAAGCAGACAGCATTACACGCTGTTCGCGTGTCAAATTCGACATCCCACTAGGTGCAACGCTAGGCGCAGGCTGACCAATCATGGCGGCACGCTCTTGCGTTGGGCCAAGCGCCATGCCTGGCGCTGCAATAGCCTGCTCTGGCGTGATCTCCGCGCCAACTGTAGGCTGACCAGTCAAATAGTTTTGATATGCCAACTGAGCCTGCTGCGCGCGCTTCGCCTCATCCAGCTTCTGCTTTGTCATCAACTGCGCCAAAGCACCTTGCTGTGCCTGCTGGTAGCCTGCTGCGCCAGCCTCCAAGCCTTGTCCGAGTGCCTGACCAAGTGAGATTGGTGTGGTGCTTCTACCGCTTGATTTAAGCAGTGCAGCCGCCGCAGACATCATCGCTTGGCGTTGCATCGCTTGACGCTGTGCATCTGTCAGGTACTCATTGAGGCCACCATCCATGCCGCCAAAGAGTAGGCCACCAAAGTCCATTGGCGATGCCGCTGATGGTGCTAATGGCTGAAAGCCAGTAGGACCAGGGATTGCGTTATATAAGTCTGCAAATGTTGCCATGATTTACCCCAGTAATCCAATCAGACCACCAATGCCTGCGCCGATGCCAGTACCGATGCCTGGAACAATTGATCCCAACTGCGCTCCAGCTAAAGCACCACCCAAAGCGCCAGAGGCTTGATTGCGATATGTTGGCTGAGTAGTTGTACCGCCAGTATTCGCAGGCTGACCACTCAATGCGCTCTGAACAACGCCAAGTCTTTGCAAACCGATATTGCGAGCTGCATCAAGTCTTGCCTGTTCAAGCTGTTGGCGTGCAGAGCCAGCACCCATCACAGTCTGCGCCCCTTGCAATCCCAAGTTGCGAGCATTCATCGCCAAGCCAGCAGCCTGACCATAACCGGCCTGACGCATCTGCGCCGCTGTCTTGGCAGCCTGCTGCAATGCAGCCTGATCTGTCAATGACTGCTGGACGCCGTAGCGTGAACCGCCAAATGCTTTGGCAGCACTTGCCTGCTGTGCGTTTTGGAGTGCAGCCATTTGGCGTGACTGCTCAATGTCGCCCAATGTGCCTTGGATGACTTGCTCCTCATAAGGATTCATGAATTCTTGAATGTCAGCACCAGTGAATGGCTTGAGTCCAAGGTTGACAAGCTGCTCTTCACCCTGCTGATACATAGGATTGAAACCAGCAAACTGCTGTACACCAAGGCCAGCGGCAACACTCTTTGCCTGCTCAAGATTCTTGAGGTACTGCTCTTTGATCTGAGGATCAATGCTTGTTGTTGCTGTTTGGCTGCCGCCGCTGTCTTTGCTCATTTCTTACCCCTTAAATCGTTTCGCCGTTTTCACGAATGAACTTTGTGTCGCTGCCCAATGTATTGAAGACTTTCATCCAAAATCTTTCAACTGGCTTGAATATCCAGCCATGCTTGTTTTGTCCATAGTGCCACTTGCCATAAGAGACAAGAGGATCTGCAAAGGTCTTAGCCACCATGAACTTGAATAGTTTGGATTGGCGCATCAGAGGTACAAACACCTCGGCGAGCTTGTAGTAGCCACGCTTGTTGTGGTCGGTGATCTTCTCATCGCGGTATCTGCGAACAACAGCATCCATAGTGCCATCACCATAGCGAGCTTCAAGCATGATAAAGCAACATCCACCGCCTCCACCACCACCGCCTCCACCACCGCCACCAGCTCCAGCGGCTGCTGATGCGGCTGCGCCTGCTGCGCCTGTACCCATACCGCCTAGACCAGAACCACCGCTGCTACCGCCTCCACCGCTACTGCTTCCACCGCCAAGGCCACCCATACCACTGCCTGTTGCGGCTGCTGTGGCGGCAACGCCTTTAGCGCCACTGCCCATGCCTGCCAAGCCACCGCCAGTAGTGCCAGGCGATGTGCCAACATTACCGCCAACAGCATTGCCAATCGCAAGGCCAGTCGTTGTCACCGCATTAGCGACTTGTCCTTTAGTTCCCTTGCTGGCGATGCCTGACATTGGGCTGCCACTGCTCTTGCTGACGCCGCCACTTGAGGTAACGCCAGGCGCGTCAATGCCCATCACGTTCATCAATACCTTTAAAGGCATTGGCATCACCAAGTTCACAAGATTTGGTATTGTCATAGCCTGCACTGCGGCTTGCTCGCCTGGCGTCATCTGCGCCAACGCTGCTTGTGCGGCTGCTTGCTGTGCGGCAATACTAGAATTAGCGCCACCACCGCCGCCAAGTCTTTGCTCAACAGCAGAATTAAACTTCATGATGGCCTGATTCTGAGCTGGTGTGATGTTGTAAATCTCAGGGTTATAGCCGCCAGTAGCATTAAGCAAGCCTTGTGGCACTTGCTCAGTCTGACCAATCTGAGACATGATCTGCTGATAGCGATTTACTGGTGACGCGTCAAGAAGACCACCGCCAAATTGAGGTGGCGGCAGATTTGTCCATCCAGTACCCGCAATCAAATCTTCGTATGCCATTTACAAATCCTTGCTTAATACAAACCACTTTGGCTTGTAACCCTCATCTCTTAAGAATGTCTTTGCCCAACCCTCACGGCCAGCTAAAGACACTCGCGTGCAACCCATGTTCTTACCCCATTGCTCGATCAAAGGTCGCATCAATCGGAGTTCATCTAGGTCGCCGCCAGCAAGAAAGAAGTGCAAATTCTTGAGTCGCGGGTAGACAATGATCTCAGTCACCACTACAGAGTCATCAGCAGGCCACAGTTGAAATCTGCCTGTTTTGAGTCCCTCTGCAATGTCCTCAATTCCATGAGTTCCTCCAGAGTATTCTAGTGCCGCCTCCACATGATGGCGCAGCCTCTCTAAATCCTCTTCGTCTGTCAACGCTTGCCCATCGCCACAGTGTCAACTCGGTTGACGCCAACGCGCCAATCTTCCAACACTGCGCCGGTATACCTGATCTTTACCTGACGGCCAGCAAACCGCACATCGGTTGGCTGTGACGCTGGATATGGACCATGGCTTGTCTCAGTTGATGTCGGATACATCCGCGACTTGAAGCTGATCTGTACCTCGCCCAAAGTCTGCTCATCAGGTATCACCTGACGCACTGACATGATGTTCTCACCAACGCCAATCTCATAAGGTCCTGACTCGGCATAGACAGAGCCTGAGTCATAGTCAAAGCCCACCTCATGCTCGTAGATGTAGCCGTCAGACGACACCATCAATGGCTGCAAATACACACCTCTGTCTGTGCCTGCTGTACGCGACATAGAGCCAATATTCCAATGCGATTCGCGGTAGTTGTAGATGACATAGGAGTCAACTTCATTGCTGGCGCTTGATGGGTAGAACCACCAAATCTCACCATACTTGCTGTTGTGTACAGCGTACACCTTGCTGGCTTGGTTGTAGTTCAGATTCTGAAACACATAGTCAGAGACATCGCAGGGCAAAGGCTTGACAAATCCATCAAATAACCAAAAGCCTGATGTAGACATCCACATGGCGGCAGTATCTATGGCCGCCACAGCTTGAGATGAAATCAATCCACAGCCTGATCCAGCCTTTTCAAAGGCGTAGACATAGGGTAGACCGACATAGTTGGCGGTGTGGACATCAACATCAGTAAACAGCAAATTGATGCCGCGCACCTTTTTGCCTGCTTTCAATGATCCAACAGTCTGCAACTCAAAGTCACCGGCCTGATTGGTGGCGGCTGCCGTCCATACAGTGTTGTTTTCCTGATCGCACCACTTCACCAGTCGAGGATTGCTGGACGCGCCAAGAGCAAAGACAAAACGCTCGGCGGTGGACATCACAGCTTGGCATCCTGTTGGCGCATTGGTGATGGCCGCAGCCAGTGTCGGCGTTGAGAATCCCAACTGCCACTCATAGAGCTTGCCGTCAGAGTCAGAGCATCCAATCAGATACTCGCCCCAAGTGTCTAAACTCCATGTCGTTGCTGGTGTAGCTGTTCCAGTATCAGGACGCGCCACACCATAGGCGTATGTGCCATAGGTGGAGTAGCCATAGCCAGTATTTACAGCAGCACTAGCTGTTCCTGCCGTGAATCCTGTTGGCGTGATGTCCTTTAGCGTGCCTGCCTCATTCATGGCATAGAGATTGGAATGCGTACCAGCAGCAATCCATCGATCTCCACTGTTATCCCGCCAAGTAATTAAAGCTCGGCATGATCCTGTCATCTGACTGCTAGAACGCTTGCGCCATCCGCCAATGGGTCTGAGAGTGTTCTCAAACCAACGCACTAGGTTGGCGTCAAACCAGCGTCCCGCAGACTGATATTCAGTGCCGTTGCGGTAGACGCCAGGTGGGATCTTGAGTGGAATGAGTGCCATAGCTGAATTATGCGGTTTCTACTGACAGATTGGACACGAATGCAATTGTCGCAATGACTGATGGCACTGCGGGTCTTGTGGGTGTGCTGCTGGCGGCGTAGTGTTCCATGCTGACACCAATATCTGATGGCCGCCACATGATCTCAATATAGTCATTGGACGCCAAATTGACAAAGAAGTTCAGCGCCGCAATCATGTGGGTTGGGTCACCTGATGACTTTCTTGGACCAAGTCCAAACCGCGAATTCGACTTGTCAATGTTTGTGCCGTTCTTCTTAAACCACACATCAACGTCTTGCGTGTCATTGGTAGTGTTCTTGAATTGGATGCTGAATTGCAAGTTGTAGATTCCAGCCTGCGCCACATTCAGCCTTGATGAATTAGACAATGTCACCCCATTGCTGAAGTCGGTGGTGTCAAAGGTGATGGCATAGGCCGTTGTCGTATTGGCCGCCGTCTGGTCTGTGGAGTCTTGAAACGCACCATAGGGATTGTTGATCCACTTACCACCACGCTGACCAAATAGCGCCGCAAAGATCGCCGTCAGCTTGGTGAAGTAAGCATTCAAGCCGCCAAATGAAGTACCGAAAAAGCCTTGGTCATAGGCAGGCGCAGGCGTGCCAAGGTTTGGCTGCGCCGGTGTGCTTATCTGCTGACCAAGATTCAGTGCCATGGATTAAGCCACCAAGCCATTCAAATAGGTAGTCTTGCCGGCAACCTTGGTGGCGGTGAGTTCTTGCTTCTTGAGGTTGTTGGGGTCATAGCTGACATGAACCCATCCGCTGTCGGGGATGCCTGATGTGTAGAACTCCAAAATCAATTGGGTGTAATCAAGGTTATCCATGATCCACTGCGCCAGCTCTGCATTTGGGACGCCAGGTATCTCAATGTCTGCCGCCATACCCTTGCAGTGGTCGCTGGTCTTAGATCCGCCAACCGCCGCATTGGACTCAGGGCTGCGGTAGGCAGAGTTCACCTTGACGCCCTTGCCGTAATGCTCACGCACAGGCTGAAGTACCTTTTCGCAAAGCAGGCGCAGATTCTCTGTGGCTGTCTCATCAGGTGTATTGTCAAAGCCCATACGCATGGCAGTCTCTGATTTGCACATCTCATGCAGGCTGAAGTTGGCGCTTAACTGTGTCATTTTGTTGTCCTCATGGTTTCGTAGGTTTGGATGCAGGCGTTGAGCTTGCGGATGGCGGTGTCTCCCTCGCTGGCGAGCCTGACAAGATCATCAGCAGTCTGTCTGTCAAGTTCGGCTGATGCTGTTCCGCTGTGATCTCCGCTGGCAGTGGCGGTATCACCGGCGGCTGATACGGCGCACTCGGGGGCTTTGACAGGAATGAACAGCCTGCGCTCGCCAGTAGCAATATCAGCACGCAACTTGTCTTCTTTAACCTTTGCAGCATTGTTCGCCTTTCGTAATGTCTGACCATAAGTCTGCGCCACTTGCGCCATCGCCTGCTCAGTCTCCCTTGCCTTGGCGTTTAGCGCGGCAATCTCGACTTGCTGGCGCGTGTACTCGTCATGCTTACCCTTGTAGTATCCACCGCCAAATGATGACAGCACCGCCATGACGATTCCGAGAATCACCCAAGGATTAAACAGACTCATGGTGCTGGTGGTTCATCGTTGTCATTAGCTTCAGCCTTGGCGCTTGCATTGGCAATCGCCTTGACGCCAGATCGTCCAGCCACACCACCAAGCACACCAGTGATGAAGACCATGATGGTGCTGATTTGTTGGGTGTACACCTTATCGATGGCCGCCATGCTTCCATTCATTGGCTGCTGAACGAATGAAACTGAGTAGAGAAACATCCCCATGGAGGCCAGCAGGATGGTCACCAAGACCACAATGACGAATGCCCATACCCTGACCTCAATCTCGTCAGCATTGAGGCGATTATTTGGTTTGTATCCAACTGTAGGCATTACTTCTTCTCCTCGGGTTTAACAAGCATTTCGGGGCAAGTTCCTGCCGCAGTACATATTGGAGGCTTGCATTCAGCATTTTGCCAATTGAGTGGGTCTTGGCATGGGTAGCGGTAGCGATCATCGCAGCCAGTCAGCACCACCAGCAAGACCGACAGAATCCAAATCTCATACACATTCATTTGTCTTTATCCTTTCGCTGTTGCGCCTCAATCTTCCGTATGAGCTTCTCTACCTTTTCCAACTGCACTTTGGCCTCATGCTTGGCGTCCAAGATGTCGAGGTAAAGCATACCAAGCATTGGCAGCATCAACCCAACCAAAATGCACGCTGCCACCCATCCCACTATGTCTTCCCCAATCGATTTACGAACAACAGCCACGCCCAAAGGTAGAGGAGGAATATCAAAGTCGCTACTAGGTATGCTGACTTTGCGTGCAAGTTTCGCTTTGCTTCCTGCCGTTGCCATTGCTTGACCCTCTCTTTCGCCTCCTCTTTGAGCCTAGCATTCTCCTGTTCATCTTTGATGATGTCGCGCATCTCAAAGGTCTTTGAATAAATTGCGCCCATCTCAGGTGGTGACTGGTAGACCATGGTTTCCCTGATCGTCTTCTCCAGCTCGGCCATCTGATCCATCGCCATCACTCGCTTGAGTGCTGCCTCCATGAGGTTGGAGTCTGGGTCGTAGATGTTCTTGCTTTTCTCTTCCTCTTCCCTGATGTGAGCAGCCAGCTTCTCTTGCAACTTGAAAAACTCGGTGAGCTGTGCAACCACATCAATCATCACCTGAGTCTCATTGACTGCTACATACTTTTCCTTTTTGCGCGTCTGCTGGACAGGCTGTTGGGCCTCTGGCTTTGATCCGAATAGCTTTGCCCAGAATCCTTTGACCTCGTTGGCGACACCAATAGCTTCTTCAACAGTGGACTTGACCTCCATGAATGAGGACTTGGCCTGTTTGTAAAGCTCGCATCCCTCTTTGATTGCGGCAACGCAGGCGTTTGCAGCGAATAAGAGGCTAATGGGGTCCACATCGTTACAGTCCCAACAGTTTCTTTACAAGGTCGGCGGCAACGCCAGGCCCGAACAGAATGGCGGCAATGACGATGTAGAGTTGAATCTCAATCTTCTGCATCCTGCCCTTGCCACTCTCTAGCTTTTCCTCAATCGACTTGTACCGCTGATCGCAAATCGCTTGGTGGACGGCGAATTCCTTTTCCATGGAATCAGACACTTTCAACTTCCTCGGTTGGCTTTTCCTTGGCCTCCTTTTGGATAGCCTCTACCAGTTGGAATACGTCAGCGTATGGACGACTTCCAAGGTATTGCAGGATGGCATTTACCAAGTTGGTTGAGAGTTTGATTTCGTTCATGGCGTCTCCAGTGCAGTGATTCGTGCTGTCAGGGCTGTGATGATGGCTTGTTGTTCTTGGATGGCTTTGATGAGTCGAGCATCGTTCTTGTTCAAATCAGAAACTAAAAACATCCCATCTTCACGAGTTCCAACTACATCGGGGTATACCTCTTGTACCTCTTGGGCAATAAAACCAATTTGATGACCGCCCCCTTCTGACTCAATATAGTCAAACTCAACGGGGCGCAAAGCCATGATGTTGTCAAGCTGAGGTGAAAGTTCAACAATGTTTTCTTTTAACCTTGCATCAGATGAGCTTGTGAATGTTGCTTGGTTTGCTCCGTTTGCAGTTATGAGACCCGATGCAGTCGCATTGTTGTTAATAAAAAACTTAACAAATACTTGTGATGTTGTAGTGTTGTTATCAAACTTAGAAATTCCAACCGCATCAGAAGCAAGGCTAGAAGCGGCATTTACCATGAAAAATCCAGCACGTCCCGCAGCACTATCTATAAATGAAGTTATTCTGCCGTTATTACTTGTAGTCCCCACCAGCAAGTTACCGCTGGAGTCGATACGCATACGTTCTGTGCCACCACCACTAACATTATCAGCTTTTGTGGCAAATGATAAATATGCGCCACGATTGTTTGCTGTTGAGCCCTCAGTCAAGCTAGTTATAAAAGAAACTCTAGTTGATGATGAAGAAGTGTTATCAGGTAAATTCCATTCAATATTTCCAATATTTAAACCCGCCGCGTTTGCGGCATTGGTTTGAAATTGCAAAACACCACCACCATCACTTGCCGTTGTTCCCTTACCTTTAATTGCAAGATTAACACGATTTGCTGTTGTGTTTAAGGCCGAAGTGACACCAATTCCTACATTCCCAGAACTATCAATCCGCATAGACTCCACACCACCCTCAGTAAAGGCAATAGTGTCAGCGGCAGGAAACCATATACCTGTATTTGTGTCGCCTGAAGTGGTAATAGCAGGAAGCAATGCTGTACCAGCTTGCACAGTTGTAACACCAGTAGCTGATAGTGTAGTGAACGCACCAGCCGCTGGAGCAGTACCGCCAATGGCTGGAGGGCTTGCCAAATAAGTGCTAAATCCTGTACCACTTACAGTGCTTGATGCAGACAGGGTGGTAAATGCGCCAGTTGAAGCTGTCGTTGCGCCAACGGACATATTGTTAATCGTGCCAACACCAGTTGAAGTTAAAGCAAGCGTGGGTGCGTTACTGGCTGTGAGAGTGATTAAGTTTGTGTATGCAGTGCCGTCTACATCATATGCAGCAAGTGCAAGTGTGTTGGTGGCCGCCTTTG